GTTTTCCGAGTTCAAAAAGAACGTGGAAGATGCCTAGGTTCAGCATAAAAAGTAAATCTAAACTTCATACCTGTCATAAAAATTTAATCGGATTATTCAATGAGGTTGTTAAACACTTTGACTGTACGATTATAGAAGGACATAGGGGTCAAAAGAAACAAGATGAAGCGTTTAATAAAGGAAATAGTAAAATCAAGTTTCCTTACGGTAAACACAATGCGTCTCCGAGTGTTGCTGTGGATGTTGCGCCATACCCGATAGATTGGAATGACCGTGATAGGTTCCACTACTTTGCAGGGTACGTATTAGGAACGGCGAAGCAGATGGGTTTAAGGATAAGATGGGGCGGCGACTGGGATATGGATACCCAAACTAAAGATAATAAGTTTGATGATTTAGTTCATTTCGAGTTAAAGGAATAATGCCTAAACAATTTAAAACATATACTAGATTTGATGGTGGTTTAAATACTAAAACTAATTCTCGCTCTATTCAAGATAATGAATTAGCACAGGCTAATAATGTTATTGTAGACGAACTTGGTATGGTAAAGTCCTGTGGTAAAGTAACAGATAATACTTCTGATTATTCAGTCCCAAGTCTAGACGCTACGGTTGCTGGGTATGGCTTATTTCAGGCTACATTTGATTATAATGCTGGCGGTACAAATACTCCCACTGTTAGGACTTTCTTAGCAGATACAGATGATAATTCGGATACACAAGTAGATATTTTTGATGCAGGCGGGTCTTGGATAAATAGGGGAACTGGAGGCAATATAGATTTAGGCTCCACCGCTGGCGGTGCGGTCATATACGACATAGCAGATGGCGCTGTGAGAGTATGTGATACCAATTTTGGGGCTGGGAACGCGGTAAAATGGTATGGTTATATCAGTAAAAAACTTTGGTTAGATTCAAGTGGCACACAATTAAATGTTGGTGGCGGTAGTGTACAAAATGTAACAGGTTGGAAAACAGATAGTGCACCTCCTCTGCCACCCTTTAATGGGACTGCTGGTAGTGGAATAGTCAAAGCTCTATTGGGTGTTAATGCTACATTGTCTGGTACAAATGGTGGTAGTAGTAGTACTACACTTACATGGACTCATGGAACCTTTACCAACACATACGATACGGAATTAGATACTGGTCTATATGTTGCAATTAATAAGGACGATGGAGAGGTTCAGCCGATAGCTTCAAGAACGAACAATACTGTTGTAATTTTAGATTCTGCTGAAGACTGGGGGCCCGGTGCGGATGTAGATATTAAATTAGCTCCAGATGCAGGTTTAGGTTTTAATCTGGAAGTTGTACCAACTAGTTCTGCTTCGTTTACTGCCGCTACTTATGAATTTGCTCAGACATTCATTTATGACGGGAATCAAGAATCGTTACCAACTACTATGACTGGTACTATAACTGTAGGGTCTAGCAAATATTTGAAATGTGCTGTAATTGCTTCTCATGGATATGCAGATAGAGTAACAGGCGGAAGAATCTATTGTAGAGATAGCACATTAAAAGAAGAATGGCAATTTTTAATCGATATATCTTTAACGGATGGATGTAGAACAACTTTAGATTCAGATTATACTGGGTGGTCAACGGCGTATAGTGAAGCTGCTTATTTAGATTGTACTGTTAATATCGGAGTGAACAATGTTGATACATATGCTACGATTAATGGACATTCTTCTGATCTTTCAACTTTGTCTGTTGGCACTACAGGAGAAGGATACAAGACAAGCGTAGTTGCTAATAGAAGAAAGTTTATAGCTTATGTTAAATCTGTCAATGACTCTGGACAGACTGAAGTTAAATCTGATAGATTAATGTATAGTGAAATTAATAGATTTGATACATTTCCTATTACAAATTTTATTGACATAGGAACTAATGATGGAGAAAGTTTTATTAAGCTCGAATCTTTTGCCGATAGATTACTTGCCTTCAAAGAAAAAACCTTGTATGTTATTAATATTGGCAGTGGCTCTGACACTCAATGGTTTTTAGAATCCGAACATAAAAATATGGGTGTAGAATTTCACGCAGCTACTGTAAAGACTGATTTTGGTTTAGGTTGGGTAAATAAAAATGGTTTGTATTTATATGATGGATCGAAAATAACTAATTTACAAACCAAAATATTAGAGTCTGAATGGTCTGGTTTTGTTAACGCTGATACCATGATTGGCTACGAGCCAACTCATAAACATTTAGTTGTAGTTAGAGATGCAGCAGCGTCTGGTGCTACAAGTGGAGATGCTTATGTTTATAGTTTTATTACTAATTCATTTACATTTGTAGAAGATATGGTTGTTAATGCTGTTAAAACAAATATAATAACAGATGCTTATAATAAAATGACTTTAGGTTCAGCTCTTGATGAGTTAGAATCTTATGATGGAGAGCCAGATTATAACACTACTTTTGATATTAAATTAAAAGATGATGATTTTGGATTGCCTAATATTGTTAAAAAGATATACGGAGTTACTGTAGAGTATTCTTCAAATGCTGTAGATGGTAGTAGCGATCCAGTAACTAATACGAATGGTTTTAAATATTTGTATACTAGCGACAGTGGAGTTAAAACAGCAGTTGCTAACGGTGGAAACTTAAATAGTACTGCTGGAGACTTAGATGTAAATAAAATTACTTTTGGCACGCCATTATTAGCTTCTTCCTTTCAAGTTCAAATAGATTTAGATGCTGTTGATGTTGCTGGAACTAATATAAATAAAATAAATAATGTTGGTGTAGAATATAGACCAATACACAAGAGAATTACATAATGCCTATTGATAGAGAAAAAAGATTTTTATACAATTCTAAAAAACCTGATGGAAAACTTCAAATTGGATTTCCTGTTCGTGCGTCTGGTAATAATGGCGAGGAAAGAATTGTTAAGACACCAGATGGTAAGCTAAGGCTATATAGAAAAGAGCTTGGTGCTTGGTATTATTTAGAATTTACAAGGAGTTAATATGACATTTCAAGAAATAATGGCGAAAGCTGGTGCTGAGCAAGCTGCTGGTTGGGGGGAATCAGGTAGGCTACTTACTAAGCAGGTGAAAAAAGAAGAGTTTAATCTATATGATTATATTAATCAGATTCTAGCTGGGCAACAAGCCGCAGAAGAAAAGGATGTATCGAGAAAAAGAAGAAAAAGTGTATGGAGACTTGGCGGTGCGCTAGTTGGTGGTGGATTGGGTTGGCTTCTCGGAGGGCCGGGAGGTGCACTTAAAGGTTCAAAGTGGGGAGCTACTTTAGGCGCAGGTGGAGGAAGTTTATTAGGGTCTAAAATTGCACAAGCAACAGAGCCCGGAGGTTGGAAACTTAAGGGTATTAATCCACAATTAGCTGGTGGTATGTTTTTTAAGGGTCAAAGAGAGAGAGCAGATCTTAAAAAAGAAGATGTCTCTAGATATATATCAGATGCCAATAAATTTTATGAGCAATCTGCGTGGACTGATGCCGTTCAAGATGCTTTTACCGCACGTAAAATGATGCTTCTTGATCCTAGAGATTGGTTTGGAGATTTTGGTGTTGATGGAGATGAATGGATAACTAATAAACTTGGACAAAACGTGAGGCCATGGAAACCCGAATGGGACGAATGGATGCCTGGCCCACCAGCAGAAGATTATATGCCAAGCTATAAATAAGGGGTAATTAAATGAACGAACAACTACAAAAATTATTAGAAGCTGCTGGGTTAGGTGATTTTTCCCAATATTTTACTGGCGACCTTAGTCAGATAATTAAATTGCTTGGGCTAAAGGGAGATCAATCAACTCAATTTGGAAAATTTTTTCAACAATTTAATCCCCAAACGTATCTTGATGCGGCGGATGCAGCATCAGAATCAAGAGATGTTAGATCTGGAATGCTTTCAGGAAGATTAGGTGAGCAACTTTCTAGCTTAAAGCGTGGAACCGAAACCGGACTTGAGAGAGGTCGAGATAAGTTTAGAGAACTTGGAGCAACATCTGGATTTGGGGATAAATTTGGAGCGTTGAAAAGAGAAGGCGGAGAATCTATTGAAGATATAATACAGAAATCACTGACGCAAAAGAGTGGATATCAAAGAGATTTTCAGCGTGGATCAATTGCGTCAGAAGAGAGATACGGAAGTGAGCGCGGCGCTATATATTCCGATCTTCAAAAATGGCTCGATGCAGTACGGGCACGAGGAGAAAGACTGTATGGACTAGACCCATTTGGAGGCGGTGGAGGCGGGTCGCGCATTCCCGGCGGCGGCGGTGGTGGAAACCCAAAAGGCCCAGGCGATATCTTCTATTAAATGATGAAAAAATATAATTAAGGAAA